AGCTGACTTAACAATTCCGCCAAAAAAATATTGATTTCTTAGTATTTCAAGGTCCATGATTCCACCTTCGTAAACCGGTGCATCATTTGTCATTCCACCATCAGCCATTAATCTGTAATTAATAATCTGATCTTCTTCTACTTCTGGTGTTTCAGCAGCTGCTGCCACAGCTTGTTCAAGTTCTAATAATCTTCTTTCATAGTCAGATATAGCACCACCTCCACCGCCACCATCTCTTACAGGACTATATCCATAAAGAATTTGTCCAGTTTTAGGATCTCTAAGAGTTTCTCCAGTAATAGGATCTTTTTTAACAAATTTGTCACCAACTTTACTCATGTCTCCTGAAACGAATAATCCAGGTGAACCTCGGTCATAAGCATACTTTTTAAACTTAGGATCATTAGCTAAAACACTAAAATCTTCAAAAGATAATTTATCAAAATCTTTATATGTTTTTTCACTTTTTATTGCAGGAGATGTTTTTGTTTTTTCATATGCATCTTTTAAAGATTGTGGTAAATCATCATACTCGTCTTCACTCATTTGATCTATATAACGAAATTCCATTTCTGGGTTGTTAGGAAATCTATTATAATAACTTTTTCCAATAAATTTTAAACCTTTGTTTACAGCGGTTTTAAAATTAGGAAATTGAAATGGTTTTTTACTAGGGTTTTCTCTATAAAAACTTTTATCTCTGTCAGTTAATGGTGGCGGAGCAACTTTATTTGGATCTATTCTACCTGTAGCTACTCCTGTATTATAATTTTGTATAGGTGAACCTCGGTCATCTGGGCCTGAAGTGTCTCCACCTTGATTTCCTCCACCATAATCAGCGCCACTAGTATCCATACTACCTTGTGTGTTTGTGGCTTCTCTAGTTGATGTAGATACAGTTCCCATGTCAGAACCACGATAACCTGGTCGTTTACCATTCGCTGGTTTGTTTACAAGTTGCTGGTATTGTTGTGCGTTTGTTATGGCCATTTTACTATTCTATTTTGTTTTTCCAAATAAATCAAGGCTAGGCATCACGACATTTACATCTTGGGCCATATCTTCATTTTTATAACCTTTAGCTTCCCAGTCCTTTTTTTCCTTAAAAAGCTCTCCAGTTTTCTTGTGTCTATACGTTGTTTCTACTTTTGCTGGTTTCAATACTTCCATTATGTTGTTATCTCCTTCTTAATGTTTAGATAGCTAATCGCTACATCAAATGAACTTGAGTTACTTGATTGCACGGTTAGGGTATTACCACCTTCAACCACCAAAGGTTGAGTTAATAATTCTGTTGTAGTATTAGCAGTTAAAGCTGCTGATTTTAAAGCTGTAATACTGTTGTTTGTAACTGTTACTGTAGGTGTGCCTTCTGATGTAACTAATATAGATTTAATTACATATGTTTCACTTACTAAAGGGTTGCCTGTACCAAAAGGATTTATTGCACTTCCTGTTGTGCTATTATCTGTACCTACAAATTTATATTGATTAGCCATTAATTTAAAAAAAAGTTAAACGCTTCAATTTCGTCTTTTAATTCTTCTTGAAACGTTGAGTTTAATTTTTCTACAATTGCATCTAAATCTCTAACTTGAGACTCCGCAACTTGTAAATTATATTCTTTTTCTGGTCTAGTTATTACTTGTACAATTTTTGCCATTATCTTCTTCCATCAGGTTGTGTGTCTAATCTAAAAGTTCCTAATCTCCAACTTTGAGCTGTAGATGTATTTTCTATTTTTAAAGAAACAGCTCTAGCTCTTGCACGTGTATCAATTTTAGTTGTAGAAGTTGTAATATCAAATGGACCAAGAGGTGAACTAGCTTGTGTGCTATTAGGGTAATTTTTTAATTGTAATGTAACTCTTGTTGTTCCTGTTTGACTTATAAAATCAGGAACAAACCTTCTTATTTTCATTAAATATTCACCATCTCCTTTGAATGTTGCAACACCTGTTTGTTGTCCTGTAGATGATCTTGCTTGTGTAATATCAAAATCTCCTGATTCAATGTTAGATGCAATTGCAGTAATAGTACCATTTCTATTTTGATCTGTCCCTGTTTCGTGTTCATAGTAACTTGTTCTACCTTCCGTATTACCTACAACGTCAAAAGATGTATCTGTATCTGGATCATATTCAGTTGCATGAGGTAAACCAAATATAGCAGAATCTCTCCACATTGTTCTAGCTAAAGAACCAACTGTCCATACAGGTCTTTGTGGTGATGAATCAAAATAATTATATGTAACTTGTCTATTAACAACAGACGATCCTGTTTCTGGGTAAAACCAAATAACTTCACCATAAAGATTATTTAATCCAGCTGATACCATTTGATTACCAGAAGCTAAATTTATATTATCATAAACAAAATCTTCAACCAAACACGGTAATGATTCTAATCTACCAGCAAATCTAAAAAAACCATTTTCTGACATCCAGTATGCAGCACCATCAACTTCAACACATGCATTCTGTCCAACAAGTCCACAGTTAGTTCCAACTTGCGCGAACGCAAAAGTAAATGGTTGACCAACAAAACGTTGAGTAAATAAAGCAGTGTCTGTCCAAACATAAATTGCATCTCTACCTCTAATCGCTCCCATGATCTGTGATCCGTCGGCCAGTCTCTGTGTACCAGCTGTATTGGTTGCTGTTGGTGTATATGTGTTTATATCTTCTTGGTCCGAGAATCTTATAAACATATCATCTTGTGTTGAGGGTGATCCAATAGTTGTTTCTGTTCCAAAGAATACTAAGTGTCTATCAGGTGTAGATACTAACATATGTCTCGATGCTGTTGGTGCACCAGATATAATTGTTGCTCTTGTTGATGTTGCATTTGATAAACTTGAATCCCATTGAAAACACGCACCATCATGAATTAAACAGATAGCTTTATCACCAAAATTATCTAGTGACCACATACCAGGTTCTAACACTAAGTCACCTGATGCTGCTTCACCCCATGCAACATAGTCACTTGAATTTGTAACAGTTGCTCCATTGCTGTGAGCCGCTCTAGTTGTTCCTCTAACTGCTCTTGTAATACCTGTTAAATCATTTCCGGATATACCTGTATATGAAATTTCTTCTGTTCCTACCTGAATAAAATTTGTACCTGAAGATGGAAAGTTAGTTGTGCTTGTTAGTGTAATAGAAGTTCCTGATCCACCAGTACCAGCAGTGTCATTTAATAAAGCACCATTTAGTGTTGTGGTAATAGCAGAGCCATCTTCTCCACCCCAAGAACCTAATCCATAACCAAAACCTTGAGCTTGAACAGCTGGACCTACTGTATAATATTTTTCAATTGTTATTCCTCCTGAAGTAGTTGCACCAGAACCACTTTCATTAGAAGCCATTGTAATAGTTATTGTTGTGTTGGTAGGTGCAGTGGTTACCATAAATTTTTTGTCATCAAAATCAGAAGCACTATAATTAGAATTTGTAATTGTTGAAAAATTACTCATTAAAAGTATATCTCCAGGAGCTAGACCATGTGCGCTAGAGTAAGTTATTGTAACTGTAGGTGATCCATTGGTTGTACTAAAAGCACTTGTAAGAGTTGTAGTCGATTGAATAGGATGTATGTCATAAAACACACCTCCAGAATATGCATATAAAATTCTGTTTGTACCAATGATTGCATATTTTCTAGATAAACTATTAATAAAATGATGAAGACCTCTGCCAGCTCCAGTTAATTCATTTTTGTTAACACTACCTAACTGATTCCATCCACCAATTTTTTCAGGAACACCATATCTAAACCTAGCATTGTCGCAGTTTACCCACTGACCTTCGGCTCCGGTTTCAGAAAGTTGTTTATTTATACCTGGTTGAAATCCTATTTTTTGTAGCATAGTAAACCTTTATATAAGGGTTTTTGGTGCATTGGTAGTATAAATGCTAATATCTAGTACATTCTGTAACAGGATATTTAAGCATTTTACTATTATTACTTATAGAAAATATCACATTTACAAAGATTAGTCTATCGTCTTTTTGCTCATTTCCTGTAAATACGTGAGCTGCATGATACAAAGAAGAGTCAAATAAAACACATCTATTGTATACACCTTTGACATTTATTGTTTCTTCAAAAAAATCATTATTAAATTTTTTAGCTTTTTCTATTTCTGCCATTTCTTTTTTGTTTCTATTAGGATTTTTAAAATAATGATATTTTAATTCTTGTTTATTTAAAATTCTCATAGGACTTTTACGTTTATAAAAACTTACTCCAGTATCAGTGTTTGTTGAGAGATAAATAACACAAGTAAGTTCACTAGGTACATCATGATGTATCCACCCATCATGTTTTAAATTAACAGGTATTTTTTGAAAACGAGCTTCTGCTTCATAAGACACGTCTTCTTGTGGGTAATGTAATTTTAAAGATTTACTTGTTATCCAATTAAAAAATTCTTTATCTATAGTGTGAAGTGCGTCTGTTCTTGAACCTGGTAATATATCTAGATCTTTATATTTTAAGGACTTTGCAAATTTTACTATGTAATCAGGATCTTCAAAAAAATTATCTACTATTGTAATTGGAAATAACATAATCTACCACTTTTTAATTGGACATTTAAATTCTTTAAATTTAGTTTTTATTTTCATGAAACAAAAACATATCTTACATTGTTTTGTAAACGAAACAAAGTGTTCACATTGTTTACAAATTTTATATCTTGTTGCTGGATCTGATATTCTCATAATGGAAAAAAACTTAAATTAATATCATTACCATCTTTTTTTTTAATTTTATTAAAAGTTTTTAAATCTATTACATCAAACGCAATAGTTATTCTTTTCTTTTTAAAACCATTTAAAACTACAACTTTATGCTTGTTATTACTTTCACCAATATATATTTGACCTATTTTATTATCTATCTCAAAATTTTCAAAAACAGTTTTTGTTTTTTCAGGATTTATTGAAATATAACCATGAGCAATAGAATCGAAGTGTGAATGCCAATTTAATACTTCATCTTCTTCATGTATGTTTATCCAACTTTGAAACCACAAAGGTTCTTTAGTGCCAACATACTCAAATATTATTTTTTTTAATTCTATAAATAGTTTATAAAAAATAAGAGAACCTGCTGTTAAAGAAAATACATTATATTTTTTATAGCTCCAAGTAGTAGAGTTTTCTGTAGGAAACATTATTTTATGTCGTTCTTTTCCTTCTAAACACTCTTTGTAAAAAAATTCAGCGTTTTCTTTTATAAATTTAGATTGATGAATAAGATAATTATTTTTTATTTTTGAGTTCATAAATGTTAGTAAAGTAATCGGGTAAACCCAAATGTGGTCTTCCGTCGTATAAATTATCTTTAGCTCCCGGTGTTTTACTATTATTATAATGTAAAAAAACTTGAGCACACGTATTACCTTTAAATTTGTTTCTCCAATGCTCTAAAATATTACCTCTATAAATTAACATATCACCAGGATTTAATATAATTTTTATACCTTTTGATTTACTAGGTATATACTTACCATTTTTCCAAAAACCTTTTTTCTTATCTGGTTCTAGATATATTGGCCAAGGATCGCCACCTAGATTTAATGTAGTAGATATTTCACAAGAGTATCTATCCTTATGTCTTTTTAAAATATTGCCTTTTAAATACAATCTTGTGTAAGAACAATTTGGATATAATTTTAATCCTGTATGTGCTTCCGCTAATGGATGTATTCCAGCTAATAAAGTTTCCATTGCAACATCACCATATATTGCATATGAACCTGGAACTTGTGGGTCATCAAATATTCCATGTATATTTTCATAAGGTGAAATATACTTTTTTTCAAATAAAGTTTTAGCTACGTTTCTTTTAATAAACAAATAACTATATAAAAATAAAGCTAGTTTTTTATCTATGACATTTTTTACTACTTTATAATTATCTTTTTTAAACATATGGATTGCCTACAGCCCAAATAACCAAAGAGTTTCTTTCTCCTTTAGTAACAGGTGTTACTCTGTGGTGCATAAAAGATGGAAAAACTACTATTGAACCTTGTGGTCTTATTTCTTTGCATTTATGAATTACACCTTTTCCGTTTAAATCAAAAACTCTAAATTCAAAATCACCACCTGAGTATTCTTTTGGATCATTTAATGACACTGTCATAGATAGTTTTCTTATTTTACCATTTAAATTTTTATCTTTTGGTTTTTTATAAGGTTCGGGATTGGCATCAAAATGCCAATTATAATATTGTCCTTTTTTATAAATTGTAAATTGAGCAGACTCAGCAATGTTTGTTTGAAAATTCCAGCCTGCATTTTTATTTGCTATGTCAAGATAAGGTAATACTGTTTTATAGATCCAATCTTCTTTTAACCAAACAACGTTAGAATCTCTTTTAGCAAGATTTGGTTTTAACTTATTATTCATGCCTACTTTACCCTTTTTTTGTTTCTTTTCTTTTGCAAACTTAATTATATTTTCACAAACTTCTTTTGGTAAAATTGACTGAAACTGCCAATAATTATATTTAAGAATCATCCTTATACAATTCTAGCCTTATAACATAGAGTAGTTCTTACATCTTTAAAATTGTTTTTTAAAAAATAATACTTTAATCCAGAATTAAATATAATTATTTTTCTAGGTTCCATGTCTAAAGTAATAAACTTTTCTTTGTAGATATTTTCAGGATACTCTATTACAATTTCTCCTTCTCCATTTACACAATATAAAACTGTTATGTCAGGTGAATTAAAAATATCAAAAGTATTTACATTATGTCTACTAAAACTAGATTGACCAAGTCCTTCTACATTTGCAGACACTCCTTCAAATCGCAACTGCATATTATTATTTTTTACATAGATTTGATCTACTACGTAGTCAAAAATCCAGTTGTATTCTTTTCTAAATTTTAAATTTAGATCTCCATATCTGTTTTTATCTAATGGTTCAAAAGAAGAAGTTGCTAAATCGTTTAAAATAAAACTATTTAATTCACTATTTTTTACGTGTGATTCTTCAGGAAGATAATCCTCAATAATAAATAGTTCTGATAGTGTTTGTTTATTCATAAGTATTCCTTTATATTTTCTTTATAGAAAGGAGAATACTATATTTTATATGGTTTGCCAAGAACTATTATCGGAGTCCCAATAATATTTTTGAGTTTCAGGTGTAACAATTTCACCTGCGGGATATCCTTCCCACCTAGTATTAGATTCATTCCATTCAATAG